CTTTATGTTGAAGCCCAACAGGCACACAGCGAAAGCGTACGGGGTTCCTTCACAGGCAAACCCGACGCCCAAGTTGTGCTTCCCCCGGAGCCTTCCCATCTAAGGAAAAGGCGTCCTGGGTTGAAATACGACGACCCGTGGAAAATAATCGCGGGCCGTACGTACATGGCATGCGCCAAAGCAACCAAACCTCGCATTCACGTGTGGGGAGGTGACGGGCTCCGAATCCAGGATCCGTTACCGGGCAGGTTGCTTGGGCCGCAATGGTCAGGCAAGGCGCGAAACCAAACAAGGTTCGTGGACATTGCCAATGTTGACGTGAAACTATATGTCATTTCACGCCACACCCATTGGGGCGCGCGACTCTGGTCAATGGCCGAGTCACGCGTTCCAACGGAAGATAAACGAAGCCAACGCCGCAAGGGGTGGGCCAAGTTCCTACGCAAGAGGATTCGGGATTTCCTTCACGGTAAGCCCGATCCTGCTTGGAAGACAACTGCCGGTTACTATACAAATAGCGACCGCAGGGACATAAAAGCACGATCAACACGTTTGATCGAACTTTTAAAGACGGTAGACGGGGTATTCCTACAAAGGTACCTCGCCTATCCGGAAGAAGAATGGACGTGGGAGAAATACGACCACTTCGTTCTCCATTTGATCTCGTCACTCCTCGGAGACGAGTTTCTCGATGGTTCCATAAGCGCGCGCGCGATGGAAACCAAAACAGCTTACGCGGAGTTAAAAGCTCTACGCAAGAAGTTTAAGGAGATGGCGCATAAAGAACAGTTGGCAACAACCGACTGGACTAATGTGCCTTCTTGGCTACGCTTCTACTTACCCATTTACGGGCAGGTAGATAGCGAGCGACCCGATCAAAGAAGATACATCTTCCTTGTCGGTTTGCTTTCACAAACGAGAGGCTGCGGTACGCCGCCGCCCGTCGTGATACTACAATCCAAGAAGAAATTCTTGGATGTCGTACAAGTCGAACCGACGCCACTCACACCCACGGAGAGGCGCCTGATCGAACTAGGTCTGAAATCCCTTAAAAAGGATATTCCAGACGAGGTATTTACGGGACTTTCTACAAAGGCTCGTGTTACCATTACCACTTCCGCGTGTTGGGAAAAGACACGTGCAGAAGGAGGCACAATCGCGCATATCACGGACCTGGTCAATGAAGGCCGGGCCGGTGTGACCGCGATCATCCGCGATTTAGACGCGGATCCTAGAGAATCTTCATCCTTTGTAGGAGAGAAGACTCTAGAGGAATTCGACTCCCCCGGAGAGTATATCTTTTGGAGGTGTCTGGATTTTGTCTGCGAACCGAGCCAGAGCAGCTTAAGTACGCCTTCTTGACCGTAGTCAAGGAGCCGGGCAAAGGCCGCGCTGTCACGAAGGCCAGGAGCTATCTAAAAATAGTCCTGGACCTTGTCGCAAAGATTTGCGCTGAACCCATGAGAAAAGGGGTTCAAAGCTCATCATCAGGAATGGGGAAGTCACATCATGGATGGAACTTCTTCAACTCCTTCTTCGACGGAGATCTGGGAAAACAGACCTTCGAAGAGATACAGCATGACGTCACCGCGTATGCTGGTTACACCGAACATGTCAAGACTTATCGAGACATATTCGTGTCTTCCACCGACTACCAAACGGCAACCGATGGAATGCATCACGAGGTCGCCCAATTACTTGGGGACACCTGGATGCAGTGGTGTGGTATACCACCTATCCTTCGAGCGATTGTGAACACAACGTGTTACAAACCTCGTCGGATCTACTTCCAGGCTACTGGCGCCCTGGAAGCAGTAGGTTCTGAAACGGAATTCCTAGGAATCCGCTCCATTACCCTCCGTCAAGGGGTCCTTATGGGAGACCCCCTCACGAAGATAGCCCTCCATCTGACCAATATAGTGGCCAGGGAGGTGGCTAAGGGAGTCGAGTCAATCGACTTCCTTAGACAAGGCTTTGCGAACCCAAACCAAATGGTGCGGGCCCGCTAGCCAGGAACCCCGGAGACAACTTAATGTCTCGGGGAACCTCGTAACTTCTCACTCAACTTTCGCTAGCGAACTAACGCTAGAAGGTTTACG